CTCGAGGCGCGCGGCCGACCGCAGATCAATCGCGGCAGACAGGAGCCGACGCCACAGGTCGCCGAGCCGCCGAATCAGTCATTTCTCGTGGGCGCACTTACCGGCGTGGGGGTTCTCTCGCCGTGATCTCGATCATCCCCACGAGCACGCGCGAGGACGTCTCGAGCTACACGCAGCGCACCGCGCTCGACGGCACCGAGTACGTGATCGCCTTCGACTGGAACGATCGAGAGCAGCACTGGTACATGGACATCGCCGACCGCGAGGGCGTCGCGATCGCGACCGGCATCAAGGTCGTGTGCGACTGGCCGCTGCTCCGCCGCTGCGTCGATGGCCGCGCTCCTGCGGGAGCGATCATTGCTATCGATCAGTCGGGCAGCGGCGCGGACCCCGGCCTCACCGATCTCGGCGCTCGCGTGGAGCTCCTCTATCTCGACGCGGAGGAGCTCGGTGGGTAGCGCGCTCATTCGGCGCAAGGTCATCGTCACGATCGACACGCTTCGCGTGACCGATCTCGACGTCGCGTTCCGCATCGAGCGCGACCTCAAGCCCGAGCCGAGCACCGCCGAGATCGACCTCTACAACCTCACGCCGGACCATCGCAAGCAGCTCCAGGAGCTGCCCGAGGACGCGCGCGTGACGCTCGAGGCGGGATACGAGTCGGGCACATCGGTCCTCTTTCGCGGCGACCTCACATCGGCCGTGACGATGCGCGACGGCACCGATCTCGTGACGCGCGTGATCGCCGGGGACGGCTCCGCGGCGCGCCGCACCGCACGGGTCTCGCAGTCATTCGCCCCGAACACGCCGCTTCCATCGGTCATGGGCGCCATTACGGATGCGATGGGCGTCGACACCGGCAACGTCGCGGACATCGCGCGCGCCGTGCTCGACGGCGGCAGGCGCTTGCTCGAGGGCGGCCTCACGCTCAGCGGCAACGCCGCCTCCGAGCTCACGCGCCTCACGCGATCGTCGGGCCTTGAATGGAGCGTGCAGGACGGGCGGCTTCAGCTCCTGCGCGAGGGTCGCGCGCTCGACGGGACAGCCGTCCTGCTCTCGCCCGACACCGGGCTCATCGACGCGCCCGAGCTCGATGACAAGGGCCAGCTTCGGGCGCGCACACTGATCATTCCTGACCTCTTCCCCGGCCGGCGCGTGCAGGTCGCGTCCGAGTTCGTGACGGGCCTCTTTCGCGTCGAGCGCGCAGCGTACACCGGCGAGACGAACGGCGAGGAGTGGACGATCGAAATCGACGCCAAGCCGGAGGCGATCGCATGACCGTCGTCAATCAGCCACCTCTTGCCAACGCGTTCCTGCGCGCGGTCGAGGGCATCATGCGACGGCTACACGTCGCGCTGCCCGGGCGCGTAGAGAAGTACGACGCGACGACGCAGCTCGCCGACGTGAAGCCCATGATTCCCCGGCTCGTGCCGAGGCGCATCGGCGGCTACCTCGCCGAATCGATCCCCGTTATTCCCGCAGTGCCGGTGGTCTTCCCCCGCTGCGGAAAGTTCTTCGTCAGCTTCCCGATCGAGAAGGGCGACTCGGTGCTGCTCGTCTTCTGCGACTACGATCCGCAGGAGTGGCGGCGCACCGGCGATGAGGTCTCTCCCGGTATCGATGCCCGCGGACACGTCTCGAACGCGGTCGCGATCCCCGGGATCGAACCGAAGTCGCGCGCGCTCGTGAGCGCATCGGCGACTGACATGGTCATCGGACAGGACGGCACGGGTAAACCGAGGATCGTCATCGAGCCCGATGGCAACGTGCGCGCCGGAACGCAGTCGGGCGCTGAGGATTTCGTGGCGCTGGCGGGGAAGGTCGACGCCATCTTCAACATTCTGGCCACGTGGACGGTGGCACCGAACGACGGCGGGGCAGCCCTGCAGACGGCCATAATTGGGGCCTGGACACCAGGGACCAGTTCCGCCGCCGCCACCAAGGTGAAGGCAGACTGACATGGACATCGCGCTCACGTCCGACAGCGACATCGACATCACGGGCGGGACGCTCTCGCTCGTGACTGAGCGCGATGCGATCGCTCAGCACATGCGCATCCGCCTCCGCTTCTTTCTCGGCGAGTGGTTTCTCGATCGACGCGAGGGCATCCCCTATTTCCGCGACATCTTGATCAAGAACCCATCGCGCGCGGTCGTGACCTCGACGCTCAAGCGCGTGATGCTCGAAACGCCGGGCATTGCCGCCGTCGATAAGTTCGCGCTCGAGATCGATCGCGAGACGCGCGCCGGCACGATCACGTGGGAGGTCACGACCGACAGTGGCGCAGTGCTCACGTCGGACGATTACGGGCCGCTCATTCTCGGAGAGGTATAGCCATGGCGGAGCTCACTTCCACCGGCCTTTCGATCGACACGCTCGACGAAATCAAGGCCGAGATCGAGGCGGAACAGCGTGCACTAATCTCGCCCGAGCTCAATCAATCGTCGGCCTCCGTGCTCGGTCAGCTCAACGGCGTCTTCGCGCGGCAGGCGCGCAAGCTCCAGGAGCTCGTGCAAGCGGTCTATCGGGCGTTCGATCCCGACCAGGCAACGGGCGACGCGCTCGACGCTGTGGCCGCTCTCACCGGCTCGCTGCGGCAGGCCGCAACGAAATCGACCGTGGCGGCGACGGTGAATGTCGATGACGGCTTCAGCGCCGCAGCGGGCGAGATGATCGCGCACGTTGACGGGGATGCGACGTCGCGCTTCGTGAACCGCGATGCAGTGAGCAATACGTCGGGCGTCGCGGCCAACGTGGCCGTGATCTTCGAGGCCGAAGAGACCGGGCCCACACGTGCGAACGCGGGGACGCTCACCGAGATCGCCGGGCCACTGTCGGGCTGGAACACGATCACGAACGCGGATGATGCCGTGCTTGGCGAGGACGTCGAGACCGATGCTGCGTTCCGCCTTCGTCGTCAACAGGAGCTCGGCGGGTCAGGCAGCGGCATCGACGCGATCGGGAAGGCGCTCGTGGCGCTCGAGGGCATGCAGTCGGTCAACGTGATCGAGAACACCGAGGACGTCCCGGCCAACGATCTGCCCGAGGGCCACTGCTTCGAAGCCATCGTATATGACGGCACCGATGGCGCGGTTCCCGTGGTGACCGATGAGCAAATCGCCGAAGCCATTTGGGCGAAGAAGCCGGCGGGGATCCAGACGATTGGTGACGAAGTTGCCGATGCGACGGATTACTTCGGCGTCCTTCAGCCGGTGCGATTCACGCGAGCGGAGGAGGTGGAGATCTACGTGGAGTTCGACCTCTTCTATGACGAAGACTACGTGGGCGACGCTGCGTTCAAGCAGGCGATCGTCGACTGGGCCGCGGAAAATCTTACGGTCGGCGATGACGTGCGCCCCGCGCAGCTCATCTGCGCGGCGCTCGACGTCGAGGGCGTGATCGATGTGACCGAGCTGCGGCTTGGCTTCGCGACGGAGCCTGCGGGCACGACGAAGCTCACGATCACCTCGCGACAGATCGCAGTATTCGACGTCGCGCGCATCGAAGCGACGCTCGACTTCGGCGGAGGCGGCGAGGGCTGATCGCGCGCGGAGTATAGCGTTACCGACGCCGCGGCGTGCCCCGCGGTAGCTTCACCGGTGGAGACCTATGGCCACCGCTGCGGGCATCACAAAGGTCGACGACCACGGCGCCGAGGGCGTCGATTTGCTGCTCGGTCAGTTCATCGAGTCGCCGCGTTTTCACGCGTGGATTACGAGCTACCTCTCGCGCCTGCAAGAGATCGAAGACGTCGCGTGGCAGCTGCTTGTCGATCGGCGTGTTGATAACGCGACCGGCGTGAATCTCGATCTGATCGGTCGCATCGTCGGACAGCGGCGCGGCGCGTTCGGAGACGACGAGTACCGGCTCTTGATCAAGGGCCGCGTTCGCGCGAACGTGTCGAGCGGCACCGCGACCGACATCTACAAGACGCTGGTCGCGATGCTTGGTGAGGACGCGGTTGCCCGCATCGAGGAAAACTTCCCGGGGGCAATCGTGCTCGTGGTGGTCACTGCAGTGACCGAGCCCGAAGTCGTCGGCAGCATCGTGCGCGACGCGCGAGCGGCCGGCGTGCGGATGGACGTCGAGTACTCCGAGTTCGACGAGAGCGAGACGTTCACGTTCTCGACCGACGACACTGTGCAGGTCGACGCGGGTCGCGGGTTCGCTAATGACGCGGAGACCACCGGCGGCCACCTCGCAGGAGTCATCGGGTGAGCGGGCGACCGACGAAGGCAGCGCCCGAGTGGGCGACCGACGCGGGGACCACCCTCGAGCCGAGCTCGGGCCGCAAGGCGACTGGATGGGCCGCGAGCGACCGCCCGCCGGCGAAGAACTTCAATTGGTTCTGGAACACCGCCAGCAACTGGATCGCCTACCTCGCTCTGGTCCAGCTCAAGAACTGGATCCTCGGCGGCGGCGCGCAGACGAGCGGCGCCGTGGCTGCGATCACGTCGTGCCCGACGAGCTCTGCCGTACCTGAGACGACCATCGTGGCCGTCGAGGATGGCGGCGAGACGATCTACTCGCTCGATGACGGTCTCACGTGGGCGGCCGGCAGCGGCGGCACGGCCACGCTGATCGAGGACGTGACATCGAACGGAAGCGCGAGTGCCCCACGCTTCGTCGCGGTCGGCGCCGACGCCGGTGGTGGTGCCGTAATGGAGTCTACCACCGGCGCCACATGGACGGATCGCGACCCGGCAGGGACCGCGAATACGCTTCGCTCAGTGGCCTACGATCCTGTCGGCGCGGTGTTCATCGCGGTCGGTGACAACGGCACGATCCTCACGTCACCCACTGGCGTGACGTGGACGTCCCGCACGTCGGGTACGACCGAGAATCTGCTCTCGGTGGATGTGCAGCCCGACGGCCACGCGAAGGCCTGTGGCCTGAACGGGACCGTCCTGCGATCGACCGACGGCGGGGTGACATGGCAGGCGGACACGACGCCAGCCGCGTATGCGACGCATGACTTCGGCGCGCTCGCCTTTTCTTCGGGAGCGGCGGTCTGGCTCGCGGTGTCGCAGCAAGGCAGCGTGATGTCTTGTCCGGAGGACGGGTCGGCCTGGAGCGAGGTCGTCGACCTCACCGGCGCCTTCGAAGACAACACGCTCGCGAATGACGGCGGCTATTTGTGGATGGCCCGAAAGGACGGCGTGCCCATCTACTCGATCGACGACGGGCTTACGTGGTCACAGGTTCCGATCTCGTTCAGCGGCGGTGTCGGTGGAGAGGCGGTCGCGTTCACACGTGACGCGTTCTGGATCGCGCAGAACAACGACATCTACCGATCGCTTCGACTGTGAGGTGACGTATGGCTGAGATCCTCGTGAAGACTCCGAACACTGGCATCATCGTGTCGCCCGACACCGGCACGCCGGTGGCCGTCGACCTCTCGGAGTTCGTCGGGCGGTACGTCAAGATCTACTGCCCTACGCAGGACTTCTATTTCAACTTCGCCGCGGACGATGACTCGCCGACGCTCAATCGCACGACCGATACGACGGGCGCCGAAGCCGACGTCGCGGACGCGTGTGATGCGGGTCTGAAGGGCACGCAGACTGTGGTCGATCCCGACGAGCCGTTCCTCATCGTCGAGCCAGCGGCGGGAACGAACGTGCCGATCATCATCAAGCCCAAGAGCGACCCCGAGACGGGAGCGTAGGAGCGCGCGATGCTGGCGCGCGCGAGCACGGAGGAGCTGCGGCGCTACGGGCGCAGCGGCGTCCGTGCGAGCGACGTCGACATCCGCCGCGCGTGCATGCGGGCGGAAAACCGCGGACACGACGGGCGACGAGAAGCGCGCGGGGACGATGGTGGTGGGGGAGCTATCGAGCCACCGCCCGGCAACCCATACACCTCCCCCTCCGCCCTCGGCTGGAGTCACTGGCTGGCCACGGGATGGAATGCCGGCACCGGCATTCTCACCGCCGAGAACGGCTACGATCTCGAGCAGCTCACCGCGAGCAAGCAGCCGGCGATCGTCATCATTGGTGGCCGCACGTATCTGCGCACGGATGGTGTAGACGATAGCCTGCACTGCGTCACGACGACCAACTACTCGGGCCTGCCGCTCTCGCATGTTTGGGCGGGACGGCGCCGCGCGAGCTGTCCGACGAACGGGATCGCATACGACCGCAACAACTTCGCCGCAGCGGCCGCCGCGCAGCTGAACGCCAAGATCACCGCGTCGGCAACGTCGGCGTGGAACAGCTACGTCAACGGAGACGTCGGCCTCAACGGCTGGAGCTCCACCGCGCTCCCCGATGACACCGACATCGTGATCGGCGCGACGCTGGATAAGGGGCAGGCAGCGGCGTCTGAGATCTTCCGCCTCGAGCGCGACGGCGTATCGATCAAGTCCACGCAGCCCAACGCGTCGGAGAACTCGGCGGGCTTCGGCAACGTGCACAGCTACTGGTTCATGCGCGGCGGGCTGACGTTGCCTGGTGCGTTCGATTGGTTTGGCGGCGCGGAGATCGGCGCGAACCCGAGCAACGCCGACATGCTCGAGGTCACCAGCTGGTTTCTCTGGGAGCTGGGGCTACTGCCATGATCGAGCAAGTCACCTTCGGCACCGGCCTCGCGGGCAGGCGCGCATGCCGCCGTCAGTGCATGGCGCTCACGAAATGGGCTCGGCAACAAGGTCACATCGGGCCGACGTGCTTCGCTGTGACGCCGGAGCGAGCGTTCGACGATCAGTGGTTTCACGTCGTCGGCGAGTCGTGGTCGATTCGCGACAACGCGCGCACTGCGTGGATTGAGGACGCGCACGGCGTCGAGGTCTATTTTCCCGTGCGCGACATCGCCGTCACGATCGATCTGCAGAGCAACCGTCGCGCTCGCGTCAAGGGCAACGTTGATCGCGGAGACGGCACGCTGGTCGAGAGCGATGGATGTCTCGAGCGCGAAGAGGGCAGCGACGACGAGGGGGCGCTATGATCCTCCTGCTCCTGCTCCTTGCCGGCTGCCCCTCCTGGCTGCACACCTCCGTGCCCGACGAGGCTCGCGAGTTCACCGCAGACGAGCGCACGATCGTGGTCGAGCACGTCGAGCGCTGGGAGCGCATCATCGGACCACTCGGCGAGTGCCGGCAGTACGCCGACCGGCTGCGCGTGATCGACGGCGACGACGCGACCATGCTCCGATGGTGCCATCGCGCGAACGTAAACGGTTGCCCTGCGCAGCGCGGCGGTGTGGGGCTCATTATTGCGCGCATCGGTCTCTCGCCCGTCGGCCACGCCGACATCATCGGCCACGAGGCGACGCATCTGCTCGGCCACTGCAGTCGGCCCACGGGCCACGACTGGATCGGCCATAGCGATCCGGCGCTCTGGGGGCCGGACGGGGTGCATCCGCTATGACTCTTCTCGACCTCGTCACCGGCCGCGACAAGCCCGCCGCTCAGCGCGCAGTCGAGACGGGCCTACTCATCCTCGGCCTCGTCGTCGCCTCCGCGGCGCTGACCTACGTCGAGCAACGCGAGCTCGCCATGATTCTCGCCTCGGTCGCCGCCGGTCTCGCGCGCGAGATGCTCGGCGCATCACGGCGGACGCTGCGAGAGAAGCGCGCAAGCGTGGCCGCCGAAGAGCCGGACGATCCGCTCACTGGCTCGCGGGTGCGACTGCCACGCGAAGCCACGGGATCGCATCGGCTGCCGCGTGAACACGCGCGTCCGAGCGACGTCGTATCGGAGCCCGACGAGGACGAGATCCCGACTGCGCGCGTGCCGACGCCGAGACCGGTGCTGCCGGTGGGCGTGTTCCGCGATCACGATCTGGACAAGACCCCGAGCGAAACGCCGGACGCAAAGGCACGTGAGAGGAGGGACCGCGATGGGACGTGATGAGATCGCAGCATCGATCGCAGGCGTTGTCCTCGCCGCGATCGTGGGGCTGACGACGTGCGCGGTGAGCGGGTGTGGGGCGAGTGCACTCGAGGCGCATGCGACGACGATCGCGGCGCTGAATGCAGGCTCCGACGTCGCAGAGACGGCGGTCAAGGACCTTGCGGCGCCGCGATACCAGAGCTGCCGCGACACGTGGGCGGACTCTCCCGACAGCCTCGAGGTCTGCGTGGGTCACGTGACCGCCGAGTACATGCCGGCCGCGTTCAGTGTCGATGCCGTGAAGCACGCGATCGGGCTCTACGCCACGGCCGTGCTCGCATCCGAGACGGGTCAGATCGCCGACCTCGTGACGCTCGCGCGCAAGGCGTGGGAGGCGTATCGCGCCATGGTGCGGGCGCTCGCGGAGATCGGCGTGCGACTGGAGCAGCCGTCATGAGCCCGCGTGACGTCATTGCGCTCGGCGGCGCGGTGCTCGAGGGCGTTCGGCTCGCTCGACAGATCGCGCGCGAGACCTCGGGGCACGATGCCTCACGCACGCTCGAGACGCTGCGCAAGACCGTGGCCACCGTCGAGGGTCGGCAGCAGCTCCGCGACTGGCTCACCACCCAGGCGCAGGCCGCGAAGGGGCAGCCGTGAGGACACGTTCGATCGATCGCCTCCGCGCCCGCCAGCGCATGGCCCGCGACCGGGCGACCGTGCGCGCGTGCATCGCCGATATCCAGCGCGAGTGGGAGGCGTGGGGCTGTCCCTACGGCGACGCGATGGCGATCAGCGTGGCCGCGAGCGTGCTCGACGATTACCTCCGGGCGCTCGCTCGCGGCGCGGATGCGTACGCATGATCTACCTATCTGACGAGCGCTGGAGTCGCCTGCGGCACCGGCCCGAGTGCACGCCCCCGCCTGCCTCGGTGCGTCGAACGCGCGACGACGAGATCACCGTCCGCCTCTGCCTGCGCTGTGAGACGCCCATCGAGGGGGCCGCGTGCAGCCGCTGCCCACGCTAGCGTCGATCCAGACGTACGTCACCGAGCACTACGGGCGACGTCAGACGGCGGTGCTCGCGGAGGAGCTCTGGGAGACCATGCAGACGTGCGGCTTCGGCGGCGTCCTGCGCGCGCTGCGAGAGGCGCGGGCCGAGGTCCAGCGCTGGAGAGAGGGGCAGTGACGTGGCGCCCAGCGAATATCTGCGTGCTCTCATTCAGTCGCCAACGGCCTACGCGGCGCTGCTCGACGACCATGACCAGGATCTCGCCCTTGCTGCCTACGAGCTCGCCTGGATGCGTCTTGCCGCTTGCGAGTCGGGGAGACCCGTCCCGAATGGCCGCGAAATATGGGCCGCGGCCCAAGAGATTGCGACGGCCACTGGCCGACTCGATCCGGTGCCATCGCGCAAAACGCTCGCCGCCGAATGCAGGGCGGCAGGGAGGATAGTCACATGAGCCTGCTCATTACGCTGCTCGTCGTCGTTCTGATCGTCGCTCTCGTGCTCTGGGTTCTCAGCCTGATCCCGATGGACCCGCCGGCCAAACAGATCCTCACGGTGATCGTGGCGGTCGCTCTCCTGCTCTACCTGATCGCCGTCCTCGCCGGGTGGGCGCCGGCGATCGTGTTCAGGAACTGACCGTGACGACCCTCGCAATCTATGCCGCCCACGACTCACCCGGCAAGCGCGACGCGAGCGCGGTGTTCCGCCCCGAGGCGCGAGCGCTCGTGCGGATGCGCGGCGGCCAGGCGATCGCTGCGGACAATCGCCGCCCAATGCACGAGCGTCGAGACCGCCTGCTCACCTCGATCGCGAGCGTCGCAGGAGACGGCCACGGCTCCATCGCCCTCTTCTGCCACGGGTGGGCGAGCGGCATTCAGTTCGGCCCCCGCCTCCGCTACGGCAAGCACCGCACCCGCGAGCTCGACGAGCTCGCCATCGCGATCCGCGCCTGCTGCGGGGACGCTCCCACGGTCGTGCTCTACGCGTGCTCGACGGGCACGTGGTGGCGACGCAGCGCGCCCGGTGGGGACGGTGGGTTCGCCGACGAGCTCCGGGATGCGCTGTGTCGAGCGGGCGCCGAGGGGTGCATGATCTACGCGCACGATCGCCTAGGGCACGCCACT